AATCAGACGGTGGCTCTCCGTACCACTTAACTATCGTTTCCAGAGTATAAGGTGTCCCAGCTGGAAATGTGATGCCATGTGATAATATTCTACTTCCTCCATCTTCAGCGAACTCAAACCCATCCTCAGACAGCCCGACATTCTCAAAAGTCATCGGATAAGCCTGTCTGAACCCATCACGGTAATCCAACCGGAACACACATCCTTCAATGCTCTCCGGCAGCATATTTCGACCCATTGCATCACTCTTCCTTTGACTTTGATTTTGCTGATAGTGGCAACTTCTGCAAGGTCTTCTTCAGCAACAGTCGATAGAGTTACCTTAGAAGTATCCTCAGCTTCGTAGTAAGCTTGTGCATTGCTGAGAACAACCTGATACACCTCACTTATATCGTTCCTGCTCAGGTTTGTTCCAAGTTCTTTGTTCACATACTTTGCAGCACTCTTCAAGCATAAGATTCTATCTGTCCTCATGCCTTCAACAAATAGCATCCTGTAACACACCACTATCAACAGAAGTTGCTTCAGTTTTCTTTTCTTTCATTCCAAGAATCTTCCAGCTCATATTGTCTCCTCAGCAGATGCTACCATTGCTGCCTTCCATGCAGTTGTTGATCCATACTCTTCAATCTTCAGTTCCTTGATGTCATCAAAGGTGAAGTATACTCCTGAAATGGCTGCAGCCATCTCAACCACAGTTGCACCAGAAGCAGCCATATTGTCAGCTTTCAAGCTCATTTGTCTTGCTTCTTTCACTGCAGCAGTGAACATTGCTCCAATATCATTCCCACTGACAACATATCCTTCTTCGGTATTGGCATTTACATATTCAACACACGAATGCACACTTGTGATATTTCCAGATTTGATCCCTTCAGCAACCTTCTCCATCCTCACACCACTATCAGGAACCATTGGAGTAGAAGAAGCTTCTTCAACCAAAATATCGAACACCATTATAATGCACCTCCATACATTCTCACAGTAAAAGTTCCATCAGTCACACTTGACAAATCGAATTGAACTTTGTCAATCTTGATGTTTTGTTCAGCAACAACAAGTATGTAATTTCCAGTTGTAAGAACCTTTGAAGTCTGCCTGTTTGCAGTTCCATTTGTTGCATCAATAAATGCAAGGTCATACTCATTCCCATCAATATCTACTGCTTGAATCTTGACAGTTCCACCTGATGCTCCACTTGTTACTTCAACAGCAAAAGTAAGGCTTTTCTTGTCAAGAACTGAAATAACTGTGCTTGTAGTAGCAACAGTAACAGCATTGATCAGAACATTATTCAAGTTCTGTTGATCCAAAGGTGCCTGTTCAATTGTCTTCAAAGAAGCCAGAACATCATTGACAGTAAGTCCTACTCCACCACCAGTAATGATTGAAACAAGAATTGCTCCAGATCCTATGGCAGTTTGCTTGATATCAAGAACAGTGTCAGGATTCTTTGTCTGAAGCCATGCTTCAAGAGTTCCGTCCCTTATGTCATCAGGTGTGAAAAATTGTGCATCAACTTCTAGAGCCATCATTCCTCCTGGGCAAGTTCAGCAAGTATCTGAATCATTTCAGCTGCATCTACTTTGCCATCATCATCCTTTGCTTCTTCAATCTTTGCTGATGCTTTCTCATAGAAAGCAATCTTTTCTGCAGTGGTTTTTCCATTCCACCATGCAATCTTGTTTTCCCAGATGTTAACAATCTTTTCTTTGAGACCCATCCACAAAACAAGACCGTAGGCAGCAACTGTTCCACCATTATCAATTGCTTGAGACCAATCAAGGTTGGTCAACCATGTTGCGGCTTCAATTAACATTCTTCTACCTCCAAAGGAAGGTGGAAGGTAAAGTACCTTCCTTACTCGTAATACACAATACCAGTCATGACACCAGTTCCAACACTAAGTGTCATAGTTGTTCCAGAAATTGCTGTAGCAGGATCCTTTACACCAGTACTCTTCTTCATGAAGTCACAGTGGAGAACAGTTGTTCCATCACACTCATCTGGAAGAGTAATTGTGTCAGATGCACCTGCCTTTTATTTCACCTCAAAAAGAAGGACGTGCTTAAGCACATCCATAAAGCTGTCCCATTGCTTCTGGGAACTTGTTGATCAGAGTCATGTATGTCTTCAGCATGAACTTCTCTGCATCCTCAGTCTTTGCCAGCTTCTCAAACGTAATATCCTGGAGGACACGCTGTTCAAGGAAGTTGGTATTCAGACACAGAATCCTGCGAGCTGCTGCAGTTGTTGGCATGAACTGGGACACAATCATAGGAATTTCTCCTACAACAGTATTGATTGATAGTGCCTGCAGTCCCCAAGCAACAGATGTGTATGGGTTCTGATACCTGATGGTGTTTTGGATCTGGTTCTTCAAGTTAGATGCAGTGTAAGGATCAGTGATGAGAAGGTTTGGAGCTCCTCTGTCCATGAAACAATTGTTGACAAGGTTATCAACATCTTCAAGGGTTGGCACATCTCCACTCATATCATCTGCATTAGCTGTAATGAGCTTGATGAGACCATTTGGCTGATAAGCATTGGTTGAAGTGTCACCATTGATAAGAGTGTTCTCAATCTCTTCATTCAGAGTCTGAGTCTTGTTCATCACTTCATTCTGCATTGTTGACATGAAATGCTGTCCACCAACCTGGGCAACACCAGTTACACGTCCAACTACACGGCAGTACTTGATTGCTGCAGAGTCAAGCTCTTTGGTGTCATCAGCTTCAGTGAGTCCTGGATTTTCAGCACCCCAAGAAGCAGAACCACGAGCAGTCAGTCTGAAGTAGTTTGCTGTTAGTCCCTGGTTTGTCACCTTTGGGATAAGTGCCTTGATTGGAGTAAATCTCCTTGTGATATCAATGACACCTGCATCATAAGCAAGAGGCATTGGCACATAACCAGCAGCACCAGATACAGCACCGACATTTGCAGCCTTACCGAAAGTTTCATTGTGCCAGTCACTGACTGACTTCATCATGTCAGGGAATCTGTCCTGACCAAGCTGGAGTGGTCCTGAATACATAACTTCATCAGGCACATCACCAAATGAAGATTTGTACACAGTGTTTACATCCACCTTTCCCATTTTTCCAAAACCGGATAATTCCATCATTTCACCTTATCCCTGAATGCCATATGATGCAGAGATTGCACTTTTCACAAAGTCAGTCTCAGGCTCATCAGCTGGCACTTCAGCCTTCATCTTTGCAAAGTCAAAGTCCTGCATGCCTTTGAACACCTTGCTGTTTTCAAGCTCATCAATCTTCTCAGTTAATGGCTTTACTGCATCAGCAACAGCATTCTTCACAAGCTCATCCACTTCCTCTTTTGAGAACCCAGGAGCAGGATCAATTTCAGCAGACTTTTTCAGTTCTGCCATGTCACTTGTCATCTTTTCAAACTCTTCTCTGGTAGGAGCATTTTTCAGAAGCTCTCCTACCTCTTTCACACCTTTGAGCACCTCATCAAGATACTCTTTGTCTATTTCTTCTGGCATATTGCTTACCTCAAGCCACACTTGTGACCATGATTGTTAAAACCACACTTAAACTGTAATAAACCTCAATTAAGAAATTAAGCTGTCATAGCATTTAAGTGTATCCTCACTTTTACTTCTTTTTTCAACCAATTTTTCCTTTCCATACCAAGTTTTGTTTCAATTCTATTCATGTTTTGTTGAGCAACTCTCAGCTTTTCATCATTCTTATCCATCTTTTCCATTGTTCCAGAAAGAAGTTTTGACAGTCTTTTTCCTTCATCTGTTCCAAATGTTCCAGATTTCTTCTTCTCAGCAGCCATCTTTTTGTGAAGTGACACCATTTCATTGTCAAGCCTGTCTGATTCATCTTCCAAATCAGAAAGACCAGCAAGAGTTTCGACATATTCTCCTTTCAGCTTCTTTACTTCATCAGGATGCATTGTCTTGTGTCTCCTTCACACCACTGCCAGGACCACCTTTCAGGTACTCACCAATAGTAGCAGCACTATCAAAAGCTGTATACTTCAACACTTCATCATTCAAGAAATCGAAACCGTTCTTTAAGGCTTCTAAGCTCTCTTCACTGATGCCCTTATTAAGACTACTCTCATCATCATCTTCAAGCTCTCCTGAGCTTAAAGAACCCATGCCAGCTGCCTTAAGGACATTAAAGAAGCTACCTTTAGCACTAGGCACATCTACCACTGATGTTTCCAACCAACTCTTCACAAAAAGCCTGTTTCCAACTCTTCTTGATAACTTACCACCTATTGATAGTCCTCTGAATGTTCCATCAAGTATCATGCCTTTCAGGAATGCTGGAAGAGATTTGCTGAGCTTTATGACAAGGTATGGCTTCTTGCCAAATGAAGTTTCATGGCTTGTGCCTTCACTATCCACATACTTCTTAACAACACGTCCAATGGCACCTTTCCACTGAGGAGCTTTGTCATGCATGAACTTAACAACTGGATTCTTGAAGTAATCTGTGGAAGCACTTTTCAGACTATCCAAATCCATTACTTCACCATCTTCATCCTCTCCACCATCTGAGGCATATCCAGCAATGTAAACATCACCATCATCTGTCTCAGCAAGTTTCTCAATTGTCAAATCATATGACCAATCAAATATCTGCTCATCATTCGACATATTTCATTTTCTCCACATCAAGCTTGTGCTGTCCACACCAGTCATCTTCCATCACAACAGGCCAACCATTCACCACTACTGGTGGATTGAATCTGCACCTTCCAACATCACACATCTTTTCAACAAAATAAATGCATGTTTTGCACACCAGAGTGCTCTTATCTTTCCAATTATCCTTGTTTTGCAGCTTCATACATTCCTATTCCAATTGTTTGGTTTACTTCACAAATAAGTGTTCCATTCTCATGATACCTTTGAGTAACCATCAAGGCACTTTCATTATCAATTGGAGTGATTGTAACAACAAAGTGTTCAATTTCATCAATCCCTGCTGTATCAAATTCAGTGGTTACACTTTCATCATCTCCAATAACAAAGAAAGCAGTTGCAGTCAAAAGCATGACTGCCAAGATTGCAGCAGTTTTGCTCATTTCTTTCTCCTATTCAAAGGATTCAAAGAACATACCTGGCAATTGTTATAGAAGCAGAGCTTCCCAACATCAAACTTGCAATTATTCTTGTTTGTCTTCTTTTCTATCATCCTTTTCCACCTTTCTTTTCTTAAGTGGCTTTTCACAGATTCAAGCTTTCTGAACATCCATTTCAGGCATATCTGAGCTATATCTAACTATTAACTTTTCGAAATCACCGCTTAAAATCGATTCTGCAAAGCCTTCTAATCGCCCAGACAGCTCATCACCTGCCGTCTTCGCATAAGTCTGCCCGTGCCTCATTATCGTCTCTGGTAGCTCGAATAAAGGCTCCTCATAACACCTGTCATTAGGACGCATGTGAGGAATCATATATTTCTCACCAGTCAAAGGATCAACATAAGGCTTGTCTATGGGCTGTATTTGCCCATCCATTCTCTTGCTATCAGCACCAGTCTTTCCATCGTGATGAGCTCTCCACCTTCTCCATTTAGCACCAGCTTCTTGCCAACCACTTCTCCTTCCTTCTTTCGTAGCAGTCAAATACTGGTCTCTCACCAACCTCTCCAATTCCCAATCCTTAAAACTCTCCTCAAAAAGCTTCTTCACTCTTGGCATCACAGCACCAAAGGCTTCAGCTTCACTCATGCCACCTTTCACCAAAGCATTAATCTCTTGCTGCAGCTTATCAGCATTGAAAGCCAAGCCACCTTTTGCTCTCGCAATAGTGCTCTCACTCAAAGCATGAGTCCTCACACCAATAGATGCCATCCCTCTCACATCAGCATCAGGATCAATTGTCTTGCCAGTATCTTCACCAGCCTTTCTCCTCCCATTCTTATACCCAGTCATAGAAGCAAAAAGCAAAGCTCTCTTCAATTCACCATATCCAAGAGCACTCAAAATCTGACTAATCCAATCCATCAACAGCTCCCTTCACACTTGCTTGATAGTGTGAATATAACTGTGCCATTATGTCCTCAAGTGCCTTCTCTTCTTCTTTTGTTATGGCAGTACCAAGTCCATCATAAGCATAAGGTATTGGTGTAAACCCAGGAGTACCACTTGCAGCAGAAGCCATCACAGCCTTTGCAATATCTGTGTACATCTTCTTTGTTTCATCATCCATAGGCTGCTTGTCAGGACTCTCATCTTGTCCAAACAAATTGTCCCAAACATCACTGCCTTCTTCACCTTCACCTTCAGGTTCTTGTTCTCCAGATTGAGCAAATGGCATGTCATATTTCTCATCAGCCCACTTCTCTTTGCCATCTCTGTCTCTCAATTCATTCACACTATCAAGACCTGCTTGCAGACGTTTGACATCAATATCAGTCTGTTTCATCTGTTCTTCCAAGTCAAGCTCTTGGTCAAATTCAAACTTTACATCATCATAAAAGTTTGACCAAACAATCTGCCTGTTGAAAGCTTCTTCCAATATTGTGAGTACAGGTCTGATTGCCTTGCTCTTGTGAATCTCCATTTGCTGGACACCAGTAGCTCTGTTCAAATCTTCAGTAAAACCAAGTTCACTTGGAGCAACTTTGAACACACCAAAGACCATCTTTGCAAACCACTTTTGACTATCAATCCACTGCATCTGCTGTGGAGTAAATGGCAAACTCTGAACTTTTGTTCCACCACCAGTAACCAACCATTTACCAAACTTGCGAGAACCACGTAACTTTGCCTCAAAATATGCCTGCCACTTCTTAATCTCATTAAAGTCTTTGACTTCAGGCATATCAATTTGGCCACCAATGAACATACCATTTTTCCAGTACTTTGACTGAGCCTGAGTAGAATCAATCATATAATTGATAATCTCCTCAATAATTTCCAAAGTACTAATTCCATATGGTTCACGTGACTGAGGATGTTGCTGTAAATACAATATCTCCTGAGGAGCAAACTTTATTGGCCTGCCCTGAGGATTCAACCAGCTATATTGCCAGTAGCACCCAATCTTACCAAACAAGTCAGTATCCTTCAAGAAACTCCTGCCATCTCTTGCATACAGCTCCAAAGGCTGAGTTCCAACATCAAGCAGAGTTCCATCATCTTCACTGTAAGCCTTTACACCAAAGCTCTTAAGCAAAACACCAGCATCATACTGAAGCATATCAGGCAGCATAGTCCTCAAAACAGAACTAAAAGAATCACTCCATTCAGTACCTTCAAAGAACTTTTGTGTCTCTTCAATATGAGCACCAGGCACACTTTCACCTTTAATTCTTGGCACGATGCTCCACTTAGCATTAGCAATGCTATCAGTAATGTGTTGCACACACATCCTTACCCACACTGACTTCTCCAAGCTTTCAAGCCTATCATAATCAATGTCCCTTGGTCTACCATAAGGTGGAGCCAACCAGAAAGCACTTGTATAAACAGCCTTCTTTTGACCACCACTCTCATCAACAGAGCTTCCAGAACCCCACCAGTTGTTATCACCCCATGGAGTCATCTCACTCTTTGCATCAGTAATAGGCACACCAATAACTCTGCCAATACCTTTCAAGAACTCTTCTCTCATCTTCATTTCATTTCTCCATCAGGTGCTTTGGAAACATAGGTATGCTAGTACCACAAACCTTGCACCTGCCATTAACATCAGGATAGTTCTCACTCACAGTACCATATTCTTCACCACAGTTGCCACAGAATACATACTCATAAGCATCATCACTCTTAATCTCCTCAAAAGGAGCATCAGGATCAGCAATTGTCACACTACCACGTGTCTCCAGTGCCAAATACAGCACTATCAAAGCCAAACTGTCCAATCTATCATCATGAGCACCACTTGGGAACTGTGCCCACTGTTGTCTAAACTCAGGCACTCCACACAGCTCACTCTTTCTCAGCACCACACTCTTATTCTCAAAATGTGGGCTGATACTAATCATCTTGCTGAACTTGTCCCTCACAGTCCTTACACCAACTGCAGGTATCCAAGTATCAACAGCAATCTGCTGAGCCAAAGCAGCCTGATAAACATTATTCTCCAACAGGACTCTTTGAGCACACATACCCTGTTTACTCCAGTCAGTATATGCCTTCTTCAACTTCTCCTGCTGCGTAGGGAAATCCCACCTTCCAGCCACACTATCAACATAGTACAACCGATGCTTCTTTGGATAGTAGCCTGCTAATGTGAAGACAGTTTCATCTGCTTGCTGCTCTTCACTGATTGCCAAGTCACCACCTATGTAGAACTCCATGTCATCAGGTGGTGGTAACTCCTCCCAATCATAATAGTGAAGCCAATCAACACTCAAGAACTGTCCTTTCATACCAGATGGGTCATTTTGCTTCTCTCTGTCAAAGATAATGGAACCAGTCTGCTGCCTGTCTTTCAGCAAAGTCTTAATGTCCCAAACCTCAGGCCACAGAACTTCATAGTCACCTTCAATTGCGACATCTTTGATATACTCCTGACCATCATCATTAACATCATAAATATACTCATACTTCTCAGGATACTGAATGATAGCTTGGTCAATTTTCTTTTGCCACAAAGCATTGTCAATCAACTCTTGGTAAATATCAGAATAGTGCTTTCTTGTACCAGTAACAATCCATTGAGTATGAGGTTCACACAACTGACCAATAGTACCATAGAACCAGTTTGCCATATCTTCCATACGTTTGGCAGTCTTTGTATTCTCATCATCAATGATATCATCACAAATAATGATGTCAAAGTGACCACCAGTAATAGCACCAGTAGCACCAACACACTCAACAGTTGGGTCCTTCAACTTCCTACCAGCATCGTCCCTGACACACCAAATAGGACCTCCACCTTTACTGGTAATCAAGTTACCATAATCTTGCTGTATCCTCTCATTCTCAGTTAACTCTTTTCTGATAGTGCCCATAAGCTTTGCAGCCTGACCACCAGTCTTGGATACCATAAGTATCCTGACATTTGGAATGTTACATACAGCCCACACTGGAAAAGCATGACAGAAAACAGTAGTCTTGCCGTGGTCACGTGGACTCAGCATCAGATGTCTGTGCCTGTCACAATAATCATACCACTTCTTTTGGTGAGCAGGTACATCCAGTCCCAAGTAATATCTGGCAAAGAATGGTTTGCTATACTGTGCAATTTGACGTGGTTTCAATGACCCAATATCATCCACTATCATCACCTGATGAAGAAACGTGTTTGGAGGTATAAAGACATCAGACTTCTCAATTCGTTGCCAGATAGTCACCAATCTCCTTGAGTCTTGCTGGAGACACATCCAAATCAAATGACACTTCTTTCTTCTCAGCAGCTTTCTCAAGTAATCCAAGGGACTGGGCGACATCGAGTTTCTGTCTTTCGTTTTTCACCACAAAGTCAAGTGCTTGAAGATTGCCACCCAAACTCTCCTCATGCATCTTCTTTGCTTCTTCAATTGCCCAGGTAACTCTGTCATCAAACTGGGAGTACGCAAGATTGACAGTGTCCTCAGTTCTTTCCATAAGAGCTGCCAATCCAATTGCTCTCACATCTTCATCAATAGTCCACTTTGAGACACCTTCGTCCTCAGCAATATCCTTGGTGTACATGCCACTAAGCAGCTTTGCTTTCACTCGTTCACGTCTCAACTTAACATCTATTGTGCTTCCTCTTGGCATTGCTATCAACATCTCTCATCTGTAATAGAAACTCTACATAGTAATTAGTCTGCCACAGTATAAATACTTAACCTCATTCAAACACAGAATACACCACCTTTTGACCATCTCTTGTCCTACACAAATTCATTGCATTCAATCTCGTATACACAGTAGGCAAACTCACCTTCCACTCCTCAACACACTTACCAACAAGTTCTCCTGAAGTCATCTCACCAGCAGACAGTAACCCAAAAACAAAACTCTCATATTCTTTTTTCTTGTCAACATTCTGTTCTCTTTCCAAAGCTGTGTCACAAATCATATGCCTCTTTCCATCAGCAGTATATCCAAAAGTAACAATTCTAACAAAATCTGTCATATTTTAAACTCCTAAAGCTTCAATTAAATCTGAAACTTTACATTATAAAGATGACTAAACTATTATTTAAAAATTATCTTAAAACCTTCCATAAATACTGTTTCAACCTCTTGCACCTCTTTCCAAAGAATACCTTAAACACCTATAATTCACCACTTAAGATATGAATAAGCCTTCTGACACCTTCTTTCCTTAAAATAAGCCTTCACAAACCTCTAAAAAATAACTTAAATACCTTAAGTTAAATTCCCTCCGTATATTAGTATCTGTCCCAGTAGGAGTACAGGAGTAGGAAGTATCTATATATATATCATTATATATATAATATATACTACTACTACTTCCTCCTACCTACTCCTACGGACACATATACTTAGATACTAGAACTTTATCGAAATTTAACTTAAGGTATTCGAAAACTCCTAATACACCTTCATTCGCCCAACAGAGTCCTAATAAGCCTTAAAAAGCCTTAAGTATACCTTAAGTTTCCACACTTTAAAATTATAAGTATCGCTCCCGCTATCGTTTCCACACTTAAGATATTACTGCCCACCTATCTGCTCCTTTACAGCAAAAGTCTCTTAACCTAATACGCCTTTACTATAGATGCCTCTTTTACTCTAAAAAGAGAGGCAACTCCTACGGAGTCCAAATATGAAAGACAAAAAACCAATCAATCAGCTTCCTACCTACACTCGCAGAGAGCTGCCTTCAGAAAACAAAGAAGTTTTTACTGGCAGACTCAGCAGTGCAGGTCAGATAGTGGTGCCATCTGGCATTCGCAACGGTGAAGAAACAATTCCAGATTTCGCAATGCAGCCTGGATGTCTTGTAGAAGTCCAGCTCATTGCAGTTCACTACCCAGAGGACAAATAATGCAAGACTTGCCATACAACCTGCTTGAGCAGCAAAATGCAGACCTTCGCAAAGAAATCCTCAGACTCGAAACAGAAAACACACAATTAAGACAACGCATATCAGAATTGGAGAATTAACATGTCTGTAACAGTAGACCAAGACTTCCTTGACAAAATAGCAGAAGCAGCGAAACTTGACCCAACATTCGTCACAGATGAATACAACCGCATCCTTGAAACAATCCCTGAAGGTCCCAAGCAAATTGATGCTGCCATCTACCAGCTAACAACATCCCTCAAAGCTCACAAGAAATCAAATGCAATCCCATGTGAAGGCGTCATCCTTGGTTTCACCCAGCCATTTGACTGGCAAACAGGACCAAAGAACAAGCAGCTCAAAAAGCTCAAAGAACTCATGGAACAGTCAGAAGCCACTATCCCAGAGCAGTGGATGATTGATAGGCTCATTGCATCAGGTGATGCAGCTCCAGAGTCAGTCGAAGGATCAGCAATCATCTGGCTTGATAATGTGCAAAAGTTCAAGTCCGGTAAAGACAATCCAAACTTTGGCAAACCATGGAAGCCAGCAGAGCAGACAGCCATCATGAACTTGTATGGTGTCGCAATGCCATCCATTGAAGTCAACAACCAGTCCTGGCCAATGAAGCCATTCAATATCACAATATCAAACTCTGAATGGTTCAAGTCTCAGGGACGCAAGCTCTCACTCACAAAGAACCTGCAGGCATTCAAGCAGTTCCGCTCCAAACTCATCTTCTATCCAGATGACAGTGATGCTACTCATAATGCATTCAACATATCAACACTCACTGACTTCGAATACTTTGACACAATTGATGTCATGGCTTTTGCTCGCAAGTTCATTCCAGAGCGTGTTGTCTCACTCAGTGACATTGAATCTCACTACGCAAAGTTTGGTGACAGAGAGTTCTGTGTCGTTGAAGCAGGTATCCAAAACATGCGTATGAATGTCAGCCCAATTGGAATGCGTACCTTCTACGTAGATGACCCATACATGAACCCACTCGAAATGTTCTCTGACAATGGCATTGCACCAGACACAAGAGTTGATGTCCCAGAAGCAATACCAATTGACTTTGCTCGTGGAACTCGTGCTGTCTTCATTGCAACTGTCAAATACAGAGAAGTCAATGAAAAGAACAATGATGGCAAGTGGGTTCCAGTCATTGAACCAGATGGCAGCAAGAAACTTGAAGCATACCTTCAGGCAGATGCAATCTATCCAATTCCAGAGTACACTATCAAAGCCCAGGAATCAGAAGAACTCTCCGGTGAAACAACTTCCCCAGAAGGTGGCTGGTAATATTGCCAGCTCATGATCCTCAATTTCAAAATGGCATCATGGATGAAAAGACTTTCATAAAAGATAGTCCTGTACCATCCACTTTTGAATATGCTGATGCATTGCCTGAAGGCACAAAAGTCCGTAAAGTCCCAATAAGACAAAAGATGCCAGTAGACAAAGTGCTTCAATACAATCTTGCTGAATGTATCATGTCACGTGAGCACATGACATTCTCAATAGAGTTCGATACTGAAGCAGAAGCAAAACACGCTTTTGAAGAAGCCAAGAAATTCTTAGATGCTCTTGGTCTTAAATTCAAGAAGGTATAACATGAAATCGTATGTACAAGTAACCCCAACAGCCATAGAACTCGTTCATGGCAAGCTCTGTGCTGACAGAAAAGAAGAATATGTCTTACAGCCAGAAACTGAAGAAGAAGCCATCAAAATCAGAAAGTTCATTCAGGACATGCATTGTCAAAGACCTGAAGAACCACTTACAAATTTCAACATTGATGACACTCAGCAGACAGTCAAAACAATCATACCATCAGGTGCCTTGCATGGCTGAAGCTCCAAAGTGGGACATCCCAACAGCTTCTTCACCAGAAGCAGAACAAGAAGCACCAGCAGTTGCACTTAAACTTGATGACTTCTGGATCCATGAAGCAACATTCCTTTACAAGCCAACAATTGTTGTTGGCATCCACTCAGGCAAGATGTACCTGTTCTATGGTGACAGCAATGCAGGAAAAACATATGTTGCTGGAACATGGTATGACCATGAATGTGCTGACTGTCACGTAAAAATTGGTTCTCCTCAGAAAGGAACTCTAACAAAGTGCCCAGCATGTGGTTCAGAAAATCTCTCTCCACGTCCAATTGTCATGGTTGACTTTGAACTTGGAAGAGCAGAGATGATGAAGCGTGAACAGTTTCCAAACAAGAAAATCCTCATTACAGAACCCAGAGTTCTCAATCCTGAGTACAACCCACTATCAGACGATGATGCTACAGATGTCATTGCCACTGAAGAAAATTATGTTAACTTCTTAATGACAATTCTCAGAGCTATCCAAAATGGTGAAATCTTACCATCAGCAATAGTTACTGATAGTGCAACTGAAGTTTGGTCAATCATCCAGGAGTGGGGTTTCCAGGAACTCATTCGTGCAAATCCAAAATACACGAAGTCAAACGCAACAATGATGCGTACTGAGATTCAGACTGACTGGAAGGTAATGAACAACAGGCACTTCAAGCTCATCCAGATTTGTCGTGCCATAATGAGGTATGGTGTTGACATCATATGGACAGCACGTTACGATGGTCCTCCATCATATGTAAAAGATGGCACTCAAAAGATACGTGCTCAGAAAGATGTATCTTTCTACTCAGACATCAGAGTGCACATGGAGCACCGTGTGATTGACGGACCAACCAAAAGAAACATATTCACAAGTCATATTGAGAAGCTTGGTTCTCTTGAAGCACCTGCTGAATCATTTGACAGGTTGTCATATGTCAAAATACAGCAAATTTACAGCAAGAAAAAGAAGGAACTTGAAGAGTCCCTCAGTGAAGAAGCAGAATACTGCCAGGTAGATGAATAACATGAAAATAGTAAATCCAATTAGCAGACAGAAACTTGACCAAGTTAACCGTGAGATGAAGCAGCACTTTGATGCTATCATCAAGACATCAGAGACTCATGGAGTTTATCTCCCAGACCTCATGATGTCACTTAGTGCTGGTGCATTCAACTACATGAATCAGAAGGAAAATCAAAAAACTGAAGGACCAGTAATATCTCAAGCTGAGATTGACAAAGAAAAGCTAAAAACCATTATGGAAGAAGCATCAAAGTCAATTGATGAGTGTGAGAACTGTCCAGGACAAGAAGAAACAGAAGGATGTGTCTGTTCTACAGACAGCCAAATTTCATCGGAGTGATTCAAATGGGTGAACATGTAAAGGATCCATCAACTCTTAAGCAAACTCCTGCTCCAAAGGACTACATTGACAAGTCATTTGACAGCAACCACAGACCATCAATCTATCTTGCTTCTCCATTCTTTAACCAAGAAGAAGTAGACTTTGTAGAAAAAGTCCGTGATAAGCTCATGGGCATTGGATTCAATGTATATTCTCCAAAAGACTGTGGTGGAATGTTTGGTGTTGATAAAGACAAGTCACAGGCAGAAGATGTCTTCAACACAGATTGCAATGCTCTTGCAACTTGTCCAGTAATGGTAGCAATCATTGATGACTTTGATCCTGGCACAATTTGGGAAATAGGTGCAGGTTATGCAGCATCCAAACGCATAATCACAATATCCCGCAATGGATATGGTCTAAACATCATGCTTGCATTCAGTGCCTGTGCTCATTTCCAGGACTTTGATGAGTTCTCAGAAGAGATGACAAAGTTCTATGAAACAAACATTGTCCCAATCAAACCTTGGACAGGAGATGTTTGTTGATGCGTGACCTGCTTGCTTTTGCAGCAAGAATTGATTTGGATAGTATGAAGCACTCTTCACTCTTTCCATTTCTTACTGTAGTGCCAACCAGACTTGCTCACATAAGAAGGTGCACAAACACTCCAGTGGCACGTGAAGAGAACATTCAAGAACACACTTTCATGGTAAGCCTTATTTCTTACCTGATTGCTGAAGACATGGGTGCAGACATAGGACAGACACTATCAAAAGCCTTATTCCATGACATTGAAGAAGCAGTTACTGGTGACATAACTCGCAACTTTAAGTATTGTGATGAAGAATTTAACAAGTCTCTCAAAAATGTTCTTCCAGCAGTGATGGATAAAGTTGTTGAAGATTTGCCAACTGACCATCTTAAGACTTGTGTCCATGACAATTGGAAATATTCAAAGATGGACTTGGAAGGTACAATTGTTGATGTTGCTGACTCAATAGCAATGTTGTGCTTCATATATGAAGAAACAATCTATGGCAACTATTGGGTAATGCGTGAAACTGGTGAGTATTCTTTCCAGGTAGCCAATGAGAAAATAAACAGATATAACTTCAAATCTGATTCATTGGCAGCAAGAACTGTAAGAGCTTTTGAATGCTGGTACAAGGAGTGGGAACTACGTGACTCTCATACTTGAAGGTGCCAATTTTACTGGCAAGTCAACAGTTGTAGAACGATGGAAAGACCAAATTCCAGTATTTAGAGCACTAAGAGGACTTCCAGAATATGTAATTGATGCATATGGTCTTGATAGTGTGCTTATACCTGACTTACATGCAGCTGACTTCATAAGACAGACTGGCATCCAGTGTATTTTTGAAAGAAGTTGCTTGTCAGCTCACTTCTACAACAACTATCATATTTCACACTTTACAGAATGGCTTAAGCTGCTTCCGGACCCAGAAGTAATAATTCTGTATTGTGACAGCACTACACTTATTGAACGAATGGAAGGACAAAGTTCTCATCTTAGAAAAAGAATGATTGATGAGAACAAAGTTCTTGAACTAAATGAAGCCTACTCAAACTTGTGTTTCGATATTGGAACTAAAGTGCACTTTGTTAACACAAGTAAAGCAGACTCATCTGACAAAATTGATGACATCATAATCAAACATTTCAAAGAAACAGGAGTAATTTCAGATGACAAAAGCAATCTACATTCCAACTCATAACAGACCAGAATTGGCAAGAAACTTAGCAAGAAGCCTTGTGTGCTATATGGATGCAGGACAACTCAGCTACATGCCAATATATCTTGTACTTGATGAAGAACAACTTCCAAAATACACAAATCTTCCAGCAATTGTTGAAGCTGTTCCAATCAAAGAACCAAATCAAGGTATTGGTTTCGCACGCAACAGAGCAATCACCCATGCTTATGTTTGTGGACATGACAAAATACTGATGCTTGATGATGATAGCATTGTACCTGAGAACATAGGACAACTTCTCACCAACCTTGATGAACACCCAGAAATTGGATGGTGTGGTGGTTACATGGGATTCTATGGAATCATGGGTATCAAACCAAACACTGGCTTGTGGTATGCTTACAACATGGCGTGCTCAATGATGGCAATCAATGCCAAAGCTCTTTGGGATGCAGGCAACTTTGATGCAAAGCTATTCTCAAAAGAGGACGATGATGCCAAAATCAAGCTTATGGATGCAGGATACTATGTCTCAATAGATGCTGATGTGAAATGCAAGCAGACTGGTGGAAGATGGTCTGCTGGTGGCTGTTCATCTCATGATGTAATCAAAGCTGAACAAAATGCAGCAACAATAATGCTTGAAACTTACGGACCAAACTTTGGTTGTAGAAAAGGCAGAACATTCACCCAATGGAAAAAGCTTCAAGACAAAGCAGGACATTTCCCACTTCTTAACCTTACTTACTTGCCAAGGAGGGCAGGACCAATGATAAACTTTACTGAGAAAACAATAAAACAGCATATGTTCAAGAAAGTTGAAAAGCTACTTTGTGTGTATCCAATCACAGAGACAATTGCACTAAGGATAGCTACTGAGCAAAACATAAATGTTGAGCTATACAATCCACGTGCCAAAGGACTTGTGACTCCAGAAGAAGATGCACTCACTATCAAAACAAATCTCTCTCAAGTAATGGTTGAAGAGTATGACATGATTGCCTGTGCAGATATTCCAAATGATGACACAATTCTTGCTCTCAAGCATGGACTAAAATTTGGTTCATTCATTTGCCTACCTACTGGAACAGGCAGAAAATCAATTGATGACAAAAAGATGGAAAAGCTTGGCTTCAAGAAACACAATTCATCCACTGATGAATATGCATACTACTGGAGGAAGTAGAGATGGCTGTAGAACGAACTTCAGTTGGGTTCTTTAACCCACCTACTGGTTTCGGACACATGGTCTCGTATAGTTATCTTAAGTTCATCGAAATCATCTCTGCACTGCCTGGTGTAGATGTAGTAGAATCCACAGATGATGCTGATATTGCCGTCTGCATGTTCAATCACTGGACTGATAAGTACAATGACATTGAACTTCATGACTTTGGAGACACAAAAGTAATCAGCCACTTGTTTGACTGCCGTGACATCTACAGAGGTAGAAGGCTTGTTCAGCTTATCAAAAAGGCTGATGCTGTATGGTGTGGTGGTGAAAGGCTTGAAACCATGAAAACAAAATCACCAGAAGTCTTCAGAAAGTATGTTCCAAATGGGACATATCCAATGGAAAAGAAAGAGAAGATACATGATATGAAAGTCACAATGACACGTGCATACAACAAGAATGACTTCTCACGTTGTGACATCCTCAAAAAGGCTGCTGAAGAATGGTATCCAAACACTGAATTCCACATTTGTTCTCCACTTTCACATTGGGAACCACTTCTTAACCATCCACAGATGAATTTTATTCGTGAGCAAGGAATGGAATCATTTGAGAACTCAAAGTTCAACTTTGAAGTAACATCTACTCCACAGAAAATGGTTGGTCTTGAATATGCTTATTGGTCAGACAGGCAAACTCTGTGTACTTCAAACTTCTGTCATGTAGTCACTGACTATTCACCAACTCTTGACCAGTGGGACTCAGCCATTCCACATGGTGAACCACTTGAATATGATATCAATGCTCTTGAATCTGATATCAAGAAGTGGGATTGGTCACCTATCCTGGCAGATGCCCTCAAAGAAACACTATCTTCTATCTGATAAAGGCTTGCAAAAGCCTTTAACCTTTTAGTTCTTTATATAAGGTGAGCTTATGACTACGAAACGTCTGTGGAAATTATGGAAATCAGGAATCAAACAGCTCAAAGACTTCAGTGAGCATGAACTTGACCAGCTTGAACGCTGGGATTTTCTGGAAGGTACAATTATGGAATACAGAATCGAAAGACTTGTCAACCTTGGCATGAAAGGTATCAAAGAAGAAGTTGAATCATGCAAAAGTTGCCACTATGGTTCTGAAGGCTGTGCACGTCCTTTTGGTAGAGGAGGAATCAAAAATCCAAAAGTTTTGTTCATTGCTGAATCTGCAGAACCTGCTGATAGTACTGTACCACTGTCATCAGTATATGATAGCACTATCAAAAACCTTACAAATTATATGAAATTGAATCAAGATGAATGGGCACTAATCACTGCGATGAAGTGTGTCCCTTCTGTACCACATAAAGTGCCATCAAGGATGGAATATAGTATGTGCAGGCGATACCTCCTTGCCCAAATCACATTGATTAATCCAAACTTGGTGGTGCTACTTGGTTCAAATATGGCAAAACTTTTTACTCCAATTGAGATGGAATATGGCAAGCCTGTACGATTCAACAATGGTTTCGTTTTTGTGAAATTTTATCACCCAGAATTGCTCAAAGCACACAATGAATACATAAACAAACAGAAGGCAATAATTGATGGACTTCATGGGTGCATACAGGGACAAAGTAGAAAAACATTTTTCTGATAAAGATTCTTCTGACTGGAAATATAATGATATTCCTGAATTTCCAGTTTGGAAAGAAATGGTTAGATTGAGACTTCTACTTGAATCAAAAGAACAAGAAGGAACCTATATGGAAGTACTTGTTCTTGAAGTAACAGAAGATGGTGGATATGTCAAATTTGGTTTCTTATTTGATGGAAAAACTTACTGGGATAGAACCGAAAATTATCATACAGTGAAATTTAGAGTGGTGAGAATCCTTGACAAACGAACAATCAAGTACAAACAGCTTACAAAATGAACTAAATGTCTTTGCTGCACTTGCAATTCACAATTGTGGCAGTGACTTTCAAATATCGAAGTGCATTGAAGAATCACTTGAACTTTCAGTTGAACTAAAAAAGCTTGAGAATGGAAAAGGTGATGCTGACAAAATAATAGATGAACTTGCTGATGCTATCATCACTTGTAATACAGTGATACACCTATTTGGAAAAGAAAGACTTGAAAACAAAGTGCGTGAGAAAATTAATAGAGCAAAAGAAAGATTCAAAGAAGGTAAGTGCTGATGCTATTCAAAGTTGATGAAGAAGAGAGGCAGGCTTATTGACTTGGAAAAGGATTACATCTTGCAATAAATGTATTGATTTTCATCATTTCATATCTTTTACTGGAGGAAAAATATGGCTGAAGTCAAAGACAGAACAAAAATTGAAGGTGAATTTAGATGTCCTGAATGTGGGCTCAAGTTGTTCTCATTCAAAGAACTGATGGAGCACCAAAAAATTTGTGGAAATGAGGACCAAGTGTGGTCAGATGGAAGAGAAGATTTTGTTCATCTTCATGTGCACACTGAATACTCAATACTTGATGGTACTGGTGAAACAAAAGGAATGGCAAAAAGAGCTGGAAAGATTGGTGCAAGATACATGGCAATTACAGACCATGGAACAATATCTGGTCACATTGCTTTTCAGCAAGCTTGCCAAGCAGTTAATGTAAAACCAATTTTTGGATGTGAGTTCTATACATCACCAAATATGCACCTCAAAACACCAGAAAACAGGCAAAGAAACCACCTGCTTATACTTGCAAAGAACGAAGAAGGATACAGAAACCTTAGAAGACTTGCTTCGAAAGCAGCTGTGGATGGATTCTATTATCGCCCACGCATTGACATGGAACTTTTAAGCCAGCATTGTGAAGGACTTGTTTGTACTTCAGCTTGCTTAGCAGGAACAATACCACAGCATCTTCTTAATGACAGATATGAAGAAGCTGTAAAAGAAGTCAAAATGTTCAAAGAAATGTTTGGTGATGACTTCTACATTGAAATCCAACCAAACAGAATACCAGACCAAGTAAAAGTAAACAAGTTGCTTATTGACTTGGCCACAAAGATGGATGTTGATATTGTCTGCACTAATGATGCACACTATCCAAATAAGGACGATTGGATGGCTCACGAAGTAGTGTTGGCAATAAAGTCTCACCAAACAATGAATGACCCAAAAAGATTCAAGTTTGATGACAACACATTCTATCTTAAGACTGGTGAAGAAATGCGTGAGTCTTTTGCTACTGACCATCCAGATATTCACCCAGCATTTATTGAACATGCAATGAAGAAAACACTTGAGATTGCAGAAAAATGTGATTACACAATCAAAAAGAAAGATGTTGTTCTTCCAACTCCAAAGCTTCTAGATGGTTTTGATAGTGAAGCTGATTTCTTTGAGCATCTTGCATGGTCTGGCATGAGAGAAACTTACCTTCAGAAAAAGATGGAAAAGTATGCTGAAGTAAATAATGTTCCTTTGGCAAAAGCAAAAGAAGTTTATAGTGATAGGCTGGAACATGAGCTTGGAGTTATTCATCAGTTGGGATTTGAAAGGTACTTCCTCATTGTGTGGGGAATATACAATTTCTGTAGACAGAACGACATTTTTGCTGGTCCTGGTAGAGGTTCCGTGGCTGGTTCTCTTGCTGCTTATGCTGTTGGCATAACTACTGTGGATCCAATAGAAAATGATTTGCTTTTCTCAAGATTCTTGTCACCTGAAAGGATAGATTATCCTGATATTGATATGGACTTTGAGGATTCAAGACGTAGTGAAGTTGTCCAATATCTTAAGGATACTTATGGTGAGGACAAAGTATCAAACATCATAACATATGGCAGGATGAAAGGCAAGTCTGTTCTAAAAGATGTAGCACGTGTTTTCAATGTGCCTTATGATGAAGTGAACAAAGTTACTGATTTCATTGTTCAGCGTTCTGGTGGTGATGCTCGTGTGTCATTTACTGTTGAAGATGCAATTGAATCTTTTGCTGAAGTAAAAGAGTTTGCTGAAAAGTACCCACAAACAATCAAATTTGCCAAGAGACTTGAAGGACAAATCAGGCAAAAAGGTGTTCATGCTGCTGGAATTGTTGTAAGTGAAGACCCAATTCTTGAAACTTGTCCAGTTGAGATGAAAGATGGTCAGTTAGTCACATCATTTGATGGAATAGCTGCTGAAAATGCTGGTCTACTTAAGCTTGATGTCCTTGGACTTCGTACAATGTCAATCATTGGTGACACAGTAAAGAACATTCAAAAATCAACTGGCGAAAGAATTGTCCTTGAAGAAGTTCCACTTGATGACCAAAAAGTTTTTGAGTTCTTCTCAAATGGGCATTCAGCAGGTGTGTTCCAGCTTGAAACTCCAAACATGACAAAGCTTACAAGGCAGGTTGGTGTTGATAAATTTGATGACATCACTCTAATCAATGCTTTGGGACGTCCTGGTACTATGCGTTCAGGATTAGCAGCAAGAATGATTCGCATAAAACATGGAAAAGAAGAAGCAAAGTATCTTCATCCCTTGATGGAACCAATAACCAGTCCAACGTTCTCAATCCTTCTTTATCAGGAACAAATCATGAGAGTATTGGCTGATATTGGTAATTTTGAATGGTCAGCTGTTGACATTCACAGGAAAATCATTTCAAAATCTCAAGGTACAGCTGCTTTTGAAAAAGCTCGTGAAAAGTTCGTTGCTGGTGCTATGGAAAATGGAATAGAAAATGATGAGGCACATGCTCTTTACACCCAAATGATTCAATTTGGTTCATATTCATTCAACAAATCTCACTCAGCAGCTTACAGCACTATCAGTTATTGGTGCATGTGGCTTAAAGTGAATTATCCGAATGAATTCTTTGCTTCAGTTCTCACCCATTCAAATGGCAAACAAATAGAATATATTCGTGAAGCCAGAAAGCTTGGAGTTAAATTCTTAACACCAGACATAAACAAATCAATGCATGGTTTCTCAATTGAAGGCAACAAGATTAGATGTGGTCTTCATGGTACAAAAGGACTTGGTGAAAAAGGTGTTGATTACATCATTGACCACAGGCCATTCAGAGATGTCTATCAATTTGCAAAGAAAGTACCTAAAAACAAAGTAAAAGGTGCAGCTGTTGAAGCTCTGATTCGTATTGGTGCTTTTGGTGACCCAACAAAAGGTGGTGCCAAAATGCTTCACAACTACCAACTTGGTATTGAACCAGCACAAAAAACCTTATTTGATTTTGATAGTGCTGCTACGAAAGATGAGACAACTATTCCAGACTGGACTCAAGAAGAAGTTGAAAAGTTCTTGTCAACTGACTATGTTCTTCCACCTGTTGACCATCCAATTGAGAAGCACTTTGACTTCTTAAGAACTTTAGAATGTGGTTATGAAATGACACCAATACACGAAGTTGATTATGATGCACTTCATGGTCAAAATGTTTGGGTTCGTGGAGTAATCACTCAAGTAAGGTACCAAAATTGGGGTGACAAGCTTGCTGAGATACCAACACCAGACCATCCACAATACAATTACTACATGAAGTATGAGTGGAACGCAAGGCACTGCCTGTTCGATATTGAAGATGAATCTGGATACACGCTGTGTTCAGTTTATCCTGATGTATTCAAAGGTGTTGAGAACATAATCAACAGAGGATATGGTGTAGAAGTTCTTGTCAAAGGACATATCTGGAACAATCTACAAAGAATCTATGTTGATGACATGTGGGAGATAAATGACCTGAAAGCAAAGATTGAAAGTGGTGCTGAGCTCACTCGTTCTGAAAAGTATCTTGTGAGCAATCCACTTAGAAAATACAAGAACCTTAAACACACTGAAATTGCCAATATTGAAAAGGCTGGCAACATCATTGGAATAATGGGTTCACCAAAAATAATCAAAGATAGAAATGGTAATGACATGGCTTTTGTGCCAATTGAGGATTTAACAGGCACACTATCAATAACGTTCTTTGCTCATGAGTGGTCATCACAAAGATTGTTTATGGAAGAAGGTAAAATCTATGGAATTGCTGTTAGAGAAATGCCAAACAATGGAAATTTCAAGAAAAGTTATGAAGCACTAAAGGTGATTGATATGGAAGATGTTGAGGTGAAACAATGAGTTGTACAAGATGTTATGGGCTTCTGCATGTCCAACATGTATCAAATGGTATGAGAATTTGTTCAACATGCTTTGAAAAAGCACAAGTTGCAGAAAAATACATTCAGCATTTGAGAGCAAGATTTTGGGGTGACCAATCTGGTAATCCTGTAGTAAAGATTGCATGCAGAATTTACCAGCAAAATGGAAATTTCAGAGACTACATGTTTACTGAAGTTCCAAAAGGTTCTACTTATGTTCAGATTTCAAGGCATATAAGAATGAACACAAAATATCCTGGATGTCACCATACTGTCATAACTTCTGACTGTCGTGAATTCCTTTTGACAGCAGTTGAGATGGTGAGATAAGATAACTATGCTTAAAATCGAATATCTATTTGTTCTGAGCTTAAAGAACCCAGTGCAAATATGATATTCTTATTCTTAGGAGACTAATTATGCAGACTGCTACTATCAATAAAGGATTAACACAACCAGGAGACCACATAATAATTGCAATAAAAGAAGAACTGCAAGATATGGTTTCAGTTTACACAGAATATTGTAAGAACAATCCAAGAAAGAAAAAAGTTAAGAAAGTTCTTCAGCAATTTGAAGATGAACTACAAATTTATTGATTGAATGTTAAACTGATTAGTATTGGCAAAAGCCTTTTAACCTTTTACGTCCTATATAGAGTGCCTAAATGAAATAAATTGAGGCAAAAATATGCAAGAAATTACAGAAAAGAAATATCGTTACAACCTTGATGAAATCAAGGCAGCATTTGGAATCGAAGGCGAAATCAAGAAAATAGTATACCATGAACCAACAGAAGCAACAAAAGGACACCCACGAAGTGGGATCAAACCAATGCCAGCAAAAGAAGGTGGACTTGTCATCATTATGGAAGAATCCATTGTTGAAACAAGGGAAGCTGCTGATGTTCTCAACTCCACTGAACTCAGAAGACAACTACGAAAGGATTTTTAAACATGGCACTACAAAAACCAAAGATAGAACTCCTGTCCTTTACGAGCAATCCCCTTGCTACCATGAGTTTTGCATGGAAGATAATGCACAACTCAGTCCCTGACACTCTTGAAGAATATATTACTGAGAATTGGGGAGAACTTGCAGCAAAAGAAAAATTTGCTGATGACTTCAGAGAAATGGCAAAGAATGGAATTGGTACTCCAGTGGAATATGTCAATACTGTGTGGCTTATGAAAGGTGTGTCACGTGCTTTCCAGCAGCAGCTAACAAGATACAGAGTTGGCACTTCATTCAGCATCCAGTCCCTTCGTTGCTGTTCTGTTGAGAACTTTGCTGAAAGTGGTGCTTATCATGTTCCAGATTCTTTGAATGGAACAGAAAGAGCAAAGTTCGAAACATTCATGTTTGATGCTCAAAGAAAATATCAGCAGCTTCTTCAGGATGGTGTGAAAGTTGAGGATGCACGTGGAATCTTGCCACTGAATATCCACTCAAATATCAGTGTAGCAATGAACCTTAGAGCACTATCAAACATTGTTTCACAGAGAACTTGCATACACACACAGGGAGAATGGAAAGAAGTAGTTGCTCAGATGAAGCAGCAGATAGAACAGAAAATGGATCCAGTAATTGCTGAAGTTCTTTTCAAGAAACCTTGTGAGTGTGGTAAGTGCCTTATACCAGAAAAATCTTGTAACAGCACAAGAGATTTTTTCAGGTGTGAGTGCTGTGGTGAATTGAAAGTCACTCCAAATAAGCTAATGCCTAGTATTTTTACTGGGTGGAAAGAGATGATTGTGTGTGATGATTGCAAAGAAAAGATGCTTTCTGAAAGCTATCGTATCTGTTCTTTGTGTGGTGAACTTCACCAGAGGAATACAATGGAATTAGATAATTCTGGTGCAAAGTGGAAATACTATTGTGAAGAATGCCAAAGGAGGAGATAATGTGCATGGAATGATGATAGCAGCTCAAAATTCAAAATCTGGGAAGGACTGGAAACCTTCTCCTCCTAAATTTCCTTTTGATCCTTCAAAACCTTTCTCAATTCCAGAACCACTTGGTGACAAGCAGTGCATGTCTCCAACTTCAATAAATCTTTTTTGCCAGTGCAATGCAAGATTCTTGTGGAGACAAATATACAAACTTAGTGGAGAATATGTTCCAAGCAAAGCTGCTGAAGATGGAGAAAAGGTTCACAGCTTCCATGAAGTTTTCTTTAAGAAACCACTGACACTTGCTCAGCTATGTGAAATGGAAGCTCAGATTAAACCACAGAATGATATTGATAGTTGGTGTAGGAACCTTCTGACAGCTGAAATCAAACACCTTGAGTACATTGGTGAAGTAGATTTCAATCCAGTTGGAACTGAGGTCAAAGCTTCTTCATGGGACAACAGACGTATTGCCTACCTTGATAGGCTTGACTATCTTCCAGATGGAAACTTGTGTGTAGTTGATATCAAACCTGCTGACAAACGAAAGTACCCAACTGATGTCAAGAGACAGCTTCACTTCTATGCTTCTCAAGTAAACCACATGATTGAGCTTGCTGAGCAAGAAAAGAATCTAAGGTTCAGAGAACTTGAAGGACGCAGAGTTACTCACATGCGTGTTGTTGGATACAAAGATGCATCAAGCTGGATTTTCAAGTTCAACAAACGCTCAAATACTGCACTTGAAAAGAGAATCACTGCAATTAGAAACCAAACTGAGTTTCCAGCATGCCAAGGAAAACTTTGCAAATACTGTGAATTCTTCGATAATGTCTGCCTTACATCTCACATGGAGCTGTGGTAAGATGTATTGCCTTGAATGTGGAAAGCAAACAAAAAAATTTGGTTTCTGCTGCAACTATTGTCAGAATACATTTTTCTTTTATGGTGCAAGGATGTATCACAAAAATAATGGTCCTAGATATAAGTTCATTTATTATGAAATAAGAGGAATCATTAGAGAATTTTATTTCAGGCATATTTATGTTGGTGGTGAATAAATGTCAGAAGAAGCAGAATGTCTTAACTGTGGAAATGTTGCAGGCCAGTGCAATTTTTGCTCACTTTACTGTATGGAAGTTTTTGATGCTAAACAGAACATTAATTTCTATAAGAAGATTGGTGGAATAACTGGAAAAGCACTTGTAGCATTTTACACATTAAAGTTGTTTTTCATTGAAATGAAGAACAACAGGAGCAACTAATGTTCAATGATTACCCAAGAAAAATGGGATTCCCTGAACAGCTTACTGTTTACAGTGAAGAACACATGCTAAACCTTGTTAACCAAGCAAATGGAAAAATGAACATCTACACTTCTGTGTTTTCTGACAACCAAAAGCTCTTTGGCAATCTTGACAAGGTTGTCTTTGACATTGATGATTGCACAGGTATTTGCTCAGAATGTAATCCATCAAAACATAAAAAGTGTTCAATTGGAGCTGTTGAGTGTAATCCAGAAACTTATGATAGTTTCTCAAACATGCTCATTCTTCATGAGCACTTTTTAGAAAACAATATTCGTCACTGTATTGGCTTCTCAGGTGGTGGATACCACATCTATGCAGCAGTAGTAGCAGTATCACTATCAAACCCCAATCCTGCAATTAAGAACTTTTCATTCAAACTCACAAAGCAATTAAACATAAAGTGTGACACATCAGTTTTTGAGCTTGAAAGGATAATTAGATTCCCTGGAACTTTCAATATCAAAAGACAAAAGTGGTTTGTCTGGATTACCCAGCAAGACATCACAAAAGGTGATGAGTGGATTCGTGTAAAGGCAAACAACCAATACATAGAACCACCATTCTTATGGGGTGACAAAAGGCTTGATTTGCGTTCTTTTGATAGTCCTGCTATGGATAAGATAGGCAACTTCCAAAGGAAATTAGATGCTGATTCAGTTGGAATTGAAATTAATGATGTCAAAATTCCACCTTGTATTCAAGCTTTACTTGATGATCCTTGGATGAATTACAAGGACAGATATCACTGCTACCTTTTCTTCAAAGAAAAAGGTATAAATATGCAAGGAGCTATAAAAATAATGCAAGGTGTCCTTTCACCTGAAAAGTTCTATCATTCTGTGATGGAAGAGAGGCAACCATTGCACATTTACAAAAACAACAATCTTTTCTTTCCAAAATGTAGAATCATGGAACGTGATGGATATTGTGTAAAGCCAGACTGTGAATACAAAGATAGCATTTATCTGTGATACAATGGCAAAAGAAAAGATTTTTATAAGATGTTCTTGTGGAAGATTCTTTCCACTTGGTGAACTTAAGCTTGGAGAAACAATTAAATTCAAGTGTGACAGGTGCAATAAAGAAACAATTCTTTTGACAGCAATAAAACAAACTATTCCAAATGAGGCATAAAATGGAACATTCAATTCACGAAAGGCTTGAAATAGCAAAAATTGATGGCAAGTATAAAAATCTTGCTACTTTTGAATCAATGGTAGCTACTGTTGGTTCTCTTCTTGAACTTGACTCAGGCCAGCATGTAATTGTAATACATTGTATAGAACAAGGATTCAATGATGAGCAATTCCATTTCCACCACTGGTCAGAAGTAAAAGCTCTTAAGACTTATGATGAATACTTGAAATACAGCAATGGAATTTTTAGGACAGTAACTGGTGGAAGAAATGACTGATGCAAAAGATTTGCAGGAAGCAAGAAAATTCATTCAAGATTTCACTACTGTATTTCTTGAGCACTCATACAACAACCGTGTGTTTGCTCATTTAGCACTTCACCTTATTCTTGGAAGGTGCACATACAGAGTGATAATCAAAAAGAAAAGACTTTGGCTTGATGGCAGAATCTCCTTCTGGTATCTTGCTCCACCTTCATCTGGTAAATCAACTCCATATGATTTCATATACAGTATCCTACAAATGTTAGGTGAGAACAGGGACCCAGTGTCAAAGGTTTTTGGAAAGGATGGAATAGAAAAAAGAAGGTCATTCATGGAGGATGTAGATGATACTTCAGATGCCAAACTCATTGGCTACCACGATGAAGATGGAAATGAAGTTGTTGGAATCCTTGACAGAGGAGGTGTTGTCCACTGGGATGAAGCAGCAATGTTGCTTGGCACAACACAATACTCAGAAAAAGTAAAAGGATTCCTTCAGAAAGCACTCAACCCAATTGGTTCAGAATCAAACAGGTGTTCAAGAGATTTCAAGTCAGATAGTGTCACAATCTCTCCAATTTGTTCACTATACCTAACTTCTTACATTCCAGATGGAATTGTGGAAAAAGTACTTGGAACAGGTTTACTCCAAAGACTGCTTGTACTTCCAAAAGAAATGAGAACTGAAGACAGAAAAAAGAACTCACACAAAGATATTGATTTTCTTGGTGAAGAAGTTACTGAAGAAGATATTGACATTTCTTATTTTGCAGAAAAATTTCAAGAAATCTATTCAAGATACAACACTCCTGAAACAAAATTTGAATGGAAAGGTGTTAAACCACTTTTCAAATCAAAGGCTGACCAACTTCTTGGAATCTCAAAAGAGTCTCCAAAGAAAGTAAGAAACTTAATGGAAACTTTCCATCCAAGGTACATGGACCAAATGTACATAATTGCAATGCATCATTGCTGCCTTCGTGGTGACACAGCAATCACTGTTGATGATGTCAACTATGCATACAATCTTATTGCATCTTGCTACTCAGGTATTTTAGCTTGGCTTGAAGATGAACCAAAGATTGATAGTGGTGCTATTGAAGATGTAAAATGGTTCAACAACATTGTTGGAATATTTGCCAAAGAAAAGAAAACTCAAATGTCATCCACAGAACTTATCAAACACTGCTGTGATTTCTGGGGACGAACAGAACCAACTGTCCACAAAAGACTTGCACCACTTGTTCAGAAGGCTGAACAGGGTGGAAATGGCCTTGTAAAAACCAAAAAGGGAAGGACTGTTTTCTATTCTATTCAGAAAATCAATTAAAAAGAATTTTTAATAGTGAAGGCTATATCTTAGCCTTAACTTTTATTTTTCACGTTGCAGCAGCTGAATTCATAGCCTCATATTCGCCTTCTAAGCTCTGTTCCCTCTAAAACCATTTCATAAGAAACTATCTTCTTTTCAAAGCCTTAGAATCGATTCTAAGAGCCTGCCTACTGGTCTTTAAGCCTTATATTAATCTCTAAACTTTTAACTGCCACTGGCTTAAAGAACCCAGCAGCCTATATTCACACTATCAGTCTCATTCATCGGTAGCTATATCATATTTTAGCCTTTTAGAGCAAAAGCCTTTTATACTTTTACGTCCTATATTATTATGGGTTAAGGCACTTAAAGTGAGCCTTGACTGGAGGCAATAAAATGATAAAATTTACTGAAAAGGAACTTGATGTACTGAACAATGGAATCATTGGAAATGACTTCGGAGACAGAGTGAATGATCCTGTTTGGAGAGAAACTCTTGTAGACTACTGCAAGATAGTTGAATCACGTGGAATATCTGGAGTTGTCTCTTCTCTTGTGAAGAAGGGAATTGTTCAGACTAATGGTGAAACTGTTTGGATAGTACCTGAAGCTAATGAATACATGACTGATGGAATTTTTGTAAACAATGATGAACCTGTTCCTGGAGTTACTGAAAGTGCAAGAATGTGGCCTGACGGAACTATTTCTTGTAACAGCTGTGGTTCTTCAAGAACCCAGACAAAACTTCTTAATGCTGAAAATGGTTGGATTGAAGTCTTTTGTAAGAAGTGTGGAGAGGTACTGTTCTATAACGGTGCCTAAATACTTTTTTGGAGATGATGAAAATGCAGAAAATTACTACAAAGGATGAAATATTCGATGCTATTGGAAGATATGTCAAGATTGAGAAAATTGACAATCATGGAATTGATTCTGAATTCAGGCCACCGCAGGATGAAGAAGGTGAAGAAGCCAAGATAATTGGCTTTGGAATGGCTCAAGATAATTTGGGTCCTATCTTCTGTGGAAACATGTATGAACTCATAGAACTTGGCCAAAAAGATTTTACTGATTGGACAATTTTCTTCTATGTGAAGACTGACAATTCTGGTGAAGTTTACTTCATGGCTGAATATGAGTTTGGAAGGTCATGGAAGCCAGTTCAGTTTAATCTTGTTGAGGAGTGAGTAAAATGTCTGAACTCACTCCTGCTTTTTTGCTTGAACAAGTTTTGATTGAAGAACAAGAACTCAATATTCTTTCTGAAAAATGGAAGAAACTTATCAAGGCTCACTTGACTGAGGACGAACGCATGCAGCAGATAGAAGCAAAAAGACTCTACTACAAGAAATCTGGAAGAGTTGACATGCTCTATGAACTCATTGAGAAATTGGAGATGGAATAATGGCACTAAAAATTACTGGTGTTGTGTCAACCAAGCTTATTGGTGGTGGAACAAAAGTCTGGCACGGTGAAGTTCGCATTGGCTGGAAATTCATTAGAGTAATTCCTGATGATGTTGGAAGAGAGCTAACTTTTCCACTGAAAGATGTTGATAGTGTGGTCATTATTGAGACCAAAGAAGTTGCAAAATTGCAGCACTATCCACACGGTGTTATTGATTCAAATACTGGAAAAGCATACAGTGAACGTGAATGGTTCTCAGGATGGAGGAGAAAATAATGAAGCAACTGACAGAAAAAGAACTGGATGACCTGTTCTGGAATGAATGTTCTGAAGCAGAAGCACGTGCAGAAGCAAGAATGTTTGAGCGTGAGTGACTAGAAAGTCACTCATTTTTGTTACAGTAATTCGGAATCAATAGCGGAGGACGGTGTAAGACAGCAAAAGCCTTTTATATGATTACAGCCTATTGCTATTTAGAGAGCTTTCCTGTAAAGCTCTGGAAGCAAAATCTATGACTGAAAATACCAAATTTAGTGAAACTGTAAGAAATCTGATGAAGAACGATGCTGATTGTGATAATCACTGGCAAGCTATTATGAATCTTGCTTATGAATCTTGGGAAGATGGCCTGTCTATGAAGGACTGGTTTGAAGCTCTCTCTGAGATTGAGAAGCAAGCTGTGTCAGTTGGAAAGATGAACTATCAGGTTGAGAACGGTGGTTTTGCTCAGTGGATTGATAATGGCTATGCTGAAGTCATGGGTTGGAAAGCTGCTGAAAGCCTTAAGCTTATTGAACAAGATGATGTTTATGAGCTTGTGATGCGTGTCCTTGAAATTGCTGAAAGCAATAACTGGGGACGTGGAACTTACACTGAAGAGGAACTTGTTGAGGATGAAGAAACTGGTGAACAATATTATGATGATGTTGAATACTGGTATTCTGAAGTTCTCTGTGAGGAACTTGAATGTGCAAACTTTGATTCCAAATTCTACGAGCAAAAGAGCTTTGTAGATGATGTGAAGAAGTATTTCGAAATGAAAGTTATGAGTGAGGAATAATCCTCACTTTTGATAAAGAAACAAAGGAGTGAACAAATATGGGAGCACCCACTATAACAAGAGATGTCCTTGAGGCAGAGTACGAAATGAAGAAAGACTATGTGTTTGTTGGAAGGGGAAACCGTGACAACAAGTGCAAGGAGCTTAAGAAGGAAGCAACTGTGAATGATGTGATTACCAGGAGAGTCCAGTCTGGATTCTATGATCCTATCAATATTGAGGATGCTGAAGAAGCTGGTGTCACTGATGTGACAGAAGAGTCCTTCACTGAGAATCCTGCATGGGATAAGCTCTATGTTGTTGAAAAGTGGACTTCAAAGAATCCTGTTGAAGTACCTACTGAGAACGAACAGGCTTGCCCTGATGCTGAAACACCTGAGGAGGAATAATCCTTCTCTTTTTTAGCATGGTGATTATATGACAGGATGGAATTTACCTCCAGGATGCAATGTCTCTGACATTCCTGGAAACAGGCCAATTGATGAGTTCTATGATAATTTCTGTGCTAATTGTACAATAACAGTTTGTCCTTGTGAACTTGCTGATGAGACAATTGATTATGACAGTTGCCCACGTGACATAAATGCTGCGTGGGAGAATCGAAACAAAGGTGATGAAGATGACATATGAAATTTCAGACGAACAGCTTGCTGAAGTAAAAACACTTCTACATGAAGCTGACATGAATGCCGGATCAAGAATAACAATAAATGCAATACGCAAGGTTGAAGGAATCCTGGATGGCCTTGATGAAGTAATTACTGATGCAGAAGATCCTGTTTCAGTTGAAGATGACGGAGAAGAATCCCTGAAGGACGACAGGGACGAATCTGTGGAAAGCACGGGAACCACAGAGTAACCAAATTCGTGACTTCTGATGCCTCCAGAAGTCATATTACTATCATAATCATTCTTACTGGTAATGATTGGCATGAGTACGGCTGCCTCCTGCTCATGCCTTGAGCCAATTTCCAATAACTTAAATCCCTTAAATTCTAATTCTTAAGCTAATGGGAGCTTCTGCAGCCTTTATTCATCTGTTCTAGCCTTATTAGTATTTCTTAAATACCTTAAGTTAAGTTCCTCCAGTACTTAAGTATCTGCACAGGAGTATAGGAGCAAGAATCAGAGGAATCAATATATATATATTACTATATATATAATATATATACTACTTCCTACTACTCCTACTGGCACATGTACTAATATGAGGAGGCAACTAGAATTTAAGTTAAGACATTTAAGAAGTCCTATCAAGCTTTCTTTCATTAAAAGAAGTCCTAAAAAGGCTTGAAATACCTTAAATGTGGAATTTAAGGGATTTAAGGTATTCAATTTTGCTTAACAAGAAAATAAGAATCAATAGCGGAGGACGGTGTAAGACAGCAAAAGCCTTTTATAGTAAAACAGCTTATTATTACTTAGAGTGAGTTAAGTGACTCTCTGGAGGCATTGAAATGGAAAATCAAAATGAAATCAAATGTGAAGAATGCGGACGTGTTCTTAAGCCTGAACCTGAAATGAGAACTCTTCATGGTGCAACCTATATGTGTAAAAAATGTTTCCGTGAAGGTGAAGGTTACTATGAAAATCCTGTTCTTCCAATAATTCCTCTTGAACTATTGAATGAGTATGAAGAGATTACTGATACTCTTGTTAGGATTATCAGTGCTGAACTGGGTGCTGATAGTGTGAAGATGCTTGAGTCTGATTTGCTTGAAGTTATGGACTCTGATGGCTCAACCTTTGAACTGAAAATTGTTTGTAAGGATGTGGACTAAATGTCCACTCCTTATCCTTCTCCTTATTGTACTTTCTGCTATACAATGACTTATAAGAAAGTACCTGCTGTGATGCTTGCTTCTTTGACTGATGAGAAGGGAGAAACTGACATGTATCCTCTTTGTGAGAATCATGCGAAGCATACTATGGAAAATCACTTTGAAATGGTGAATTCAATGAAGAAGATTGCTGAGAAGAAAGATGACTTGAAAGAAGTGGAAGTTGAAGAACTTCCATTTTGTGACCTGTGCAAAGCATTCATTCCTACTGAGAAACCTGAAAAGGCATTATATGATGGAAAGACAAAGATGGGACCATGGGGATATATGTGTGAAAAGCATTTTAGTACTCATGGTGTTGGTCTTGGAACTGGAATGGGACAAAAACTCATTTTGAAGAAGGAAGGTGAAGAAGATGCTGAATGATAAGAAATTCCGTGCTTACAGGATTTTTGAAAATGGTGGAGGAGGTATGACTCTTCCATTTACTCTTGGTAACATTCAGGACAAGCATGAGTTTGAATTTGAAGATGGAACTTATGTTGACTGGGACGAAATGGGACTTGCTAATCCAGACACTCACCTAATGGAAGAAATTGGTCAAGTTGATGTCACTGGTGCCAAAATTTTTGATGGGGATTTGATTCAGGACATTAGAGCAAAAGATGATCCTTGGTATGCTCCAATTCATGAGGTTGTCTATACTTGTGCTTCAAGATTTGCAATGAGAGCAATTGATACTGAAAAATATGGGAGTGCTGAATGGACAATTGATGGGACAAAAGTAAAGATTGTTGGAAACAAATATGAAAATCCAGAGCTGATGAAATGAAAATCAAAGTACCTGAAGCAGTGAAGGAATTCCTTACTTCTATTTTTTGCAAGGAGAAAATTGTGTTTGTTGAAAAACCATGCAACTCAATATGTGTTTTCCAGAATTCTCAAGGACACATGATTATTGTACTGGTGATTACAATTATGAGGTTTTAATTGAAGTAAAAGGAAAGCTCAATTTTGTTGTAAAGCATGGATTCACTGTCAGCAGAAGGACATTTATGGAATCAAAAACTTCTGGATACATTTCTGAAGAAATTATGTTCAGAAGGACAGTAAGAGAAACTGGTGCTGAAGTAGCTGAGAAGATATTCCATGAATTGAGAAAAGAAAACAATTTGAAGATAGAATAAGGTGGCGTGACTCACCTATTCTAACACTATTTTTTGGCACAGAAATTAAGAAACGATAGGTTGTGACCTCATTTTATTCCAAAAGCCTTTTATAGTAAAACAGCTTATTATTACTTAGAGTGAGTTAAGTGACTCACTGGAGGCATAAAATATGAAACCTACTTGTAAGTTTAATGAAAATGGTGATGTGCTGAGACTTGTTTGGAATGTCCAGAGATGTATGAGAGAAAATGGCCTTGAAAACAAGCAAGATGAATTGTTCAATAGAGTTGTTGCTGCTAATTCTTATGAGCAAGCTCGTGAAATTTGTGAAGAATATGTGGAGTTGATTTAAGTGTTTGATGTTGACTTGAGTGGTTGGATTGCTAAGAACCGTGGAAGAGCAATGAGTGCTCTTATCAAAGAACCAATTCAAAATGCAATGGATGAAAATGTCAGTGTAATCAAAGTTACTCTCAAAGAAGGATATGTTGAAATTGAGGATGACAGTGAACTTGGAATTGAAGAACTCAAGAATGTCTTCACTCTCTTTGCTTCTGGAAAAGCTGATAATCCTACAAAGCGTGGACGTATGGGACGTGGCCTAAAAGAATTCATAAGTGCTTGTGATTTTGCTGAAGTTAGAACTACAACTGGTACTGTTTTCTTCAATGTAAATGACCAAACAAGAGATGTTGATGAGTCAGTCAGAACGAGTGCCGGCACTATCATAATCGGTAAAACTGAAAGGTGGGGAAATAGTAATCTTGCTGAAGCACTTATGTTCTTGAGAAGAATGCTTATGCCAGAAGGAATGACTTTGATAGTCAATGTAAATGGTGAAGACCATGTTATTGAGTATCGTGAGCCTGAATCAATCATCTATCCTGCTTACTTGACAACTGTGTGGATTGAGAATGGATATGAGAAGAAACTTGGAAAAAGTTGTAATCTTGAAATTCACAGAACAACTGAAAAGAATGGGTACTTGTGTGAAATGGGAATACCTGTTCAGCCACTTGAATGCCCATATATTCTGAATGTACAGCAGAGAATTCCGATGAATCCTAATCGAGATGCTGCTGCTGTAGAAAGTGTTGAAGAAATACTTGCAAGATTCATAAACCAGAATGATTTTACTTATGAAGAATTGAAGAAGGCATGGATTCAAAAAAGGCTTGGTGATTACAGAATTACTACTTCAGTTGTGAAGGATTTCATGCATAGGCTTTTTGGTGATAATGTTATTGTTGGAACTAATGGTGCTCACAATGATAATGCAAGACAGCATGGATATGTTGTGATAAAGAAGTCAAATGTGTCTGATGAGTTTTATGATAGGCTGAAAAAAATTCTTCCAACTGCTACTTCAGTTTGCAAAGAAATTGAAAGCCAAATAAGCAGGATGGAAGTTCCTGCAAAATCTTCTGAAAAATACCTGCTGAACTTTGTTGAACTACTTGCAAGGGAAGTTCTTGAAGAAGAATATGAAGTTGGAATAATGGAGTGTCAACCTGATTCAAAAGGATTTCTTACTATGGCTGACCATTTTAATGATGGTTCTACTGCAAAAATTTGCCTTAATAGGCTTGCTGAATTTAACTGGCAAGTTCCATTTGCTCCTGAAAATACATCAGTGATAATTCATGAACTTTCTCACTACTATTCGAAAGAACACGATATGCTTTTCCATGATTACTATGAGAAGTTGTTCTCAAAATTCATGAATTTGGTTGTGACAAAACCTGAACTGTTCAAAGAATATACTGGAAATCATATCTTTGGAAGAAAGAGTGAAGATTGTAACCTTCTTCTTGACATAGAACTTGCTGATGAATATGGATTGGATTGGGCTATGGATGCCCGTGTTACAGCGACTGGAAGTCTCCTTAATATCTATCTACCTAATCACGGAATACAACTGACAGTGGGCTTAAAGAACCCATGTGATTACTCTCGCACCTATAAGAGAACTATGCACCGTAATAAGCTGAATGTAAATAGGTGGATGGAAGATATTGCTTGGAATGAAAATGGAACAGTTGAAGTGAAAATTGAGAAGGTGAACTGAAATGAGAAGCAGAAAAGAACTGCTTCAATCACTTTTTCCAGGTTGGACTGACAGCATGGTGAAGATGGTTGAAGAGAAAATGGATCTGGAAAATATCCATTTTGTGAAACCAAAAATTAACAAGAGAACTGGATTAGATGGCACTCAAATTGATTTTGTTGTAGATGTGTTTTCAAAAAAAGCATTCTCATTAAGGAAAAGCACTATTGCTCCAAGAAGAATTGATGAAGAAGAAAACTGCATGAAAGCAATATCTGAGAATGCAGCAAGAGCTGTTGGAGGAGAAGCTATGGCAGAGTTATTCAAGAATACAATTGCTGTTCCAAACAAGTTTGCAGATAGAACAATATTTGATTGTTTACATGAAGAACTGTCAAAGTACTATATTTTGAAGCACACTTCTCCAAAGAAAATTATCATGAGCCAATATGTGTACATGCATCTTCTTGATGAAATGAAACTTTCTGACAAGCATGTAATTATTGATGTTGATGATAAAAGGATTTTTAATATCAAAATTGAGTTGTCAGAAAAGGCTGGCTTCATATTGGAAATACAATAATCTTTTATGGCAAAAGGTTTTTATCTGTTGTAAGCCTTTTCTATATAGAGTGAACTGAGTGTTTACTGGAGGCAATTAAAATGCAAAAATCAGAATTTAGTGAATCAAAAAAGACTGGAAAGCTGTGGAAAGTTGAACTTCTTGGAAGGACTAATGTTGTATTTTTTGAACTTGGTCTTATTTCTTATGAAGTACCTACTCCTTATGAGAAGCCAAAAGTTGTCAAAGAACAGGTTATCTTTGATGACATAATTGAGAAGGTTCCAAAAGGACAAGTTCTGTACCTTACTGAAACTGGTTCTGTCCTAATCTATACTCCTGGTGGAATAAAAACAATTGGTCATGTTACTAACAACTGGAAAATTGAAAGGCAAAAGCTTTTCGATGAGCACAAAGCTTGTGTCAATAGCACTGAAAAAGTTGAACACTTTTATTCTTTTCCAACCTATGCTGTTACTGCTGAGAACAAGAGAGCTACTCCTGAATCAATTCACAAAATCTATAAACCAAAGATTGCTCTTGAATATTGTTCAAAGTTCAATCTTGAGGACAAGTGTTCAAAAAACCTTAAACACCTTTCAAAAGTAATCATCAAGGACGATAATCTTTGTGTTCTCTTCATCTCTGCTGATGGAATGGATGCAAGACACTACTCAATAATTGGCTCAATCCCTGTGTACCTTTATTCTAAACTTGAGGAGTGGCAAAGAGAATCATTTGTAAAGTCTATGGTGGGATGCTAAATGCTCCCTCCTAAAGAAAATTTGATGCTAGCAGTTACTGGTGATCCTGCAAATCTTCAAGAATATGAGGACTCTGGTGATTGGATACTTGAAGAAAAATATGATGGTGAGCGTGTTCTAATCATCAAACAAGATGGTTGGATACGTGCATTCTCAAGAAACTGGAAAGAAGTTACTCAGAAGATACCTGAAATCATTGAGGCACTATCAAAATATCCTCTTGGTAACATTAAGATTGATGGTGAAATTTTCCATCTTGATGACAGCAAGACTGCTGAAGAAAACTTCAAACTTACTTCTTCAAGGATGAGAATGAAGGTTCCATCACTCAGAGACATTGAGAAAATTCCACTAACCTTCATCATGTTTGATTTGCCAGATATTGATATTATGCAATATCAGATTCAGAGGAAGCAAATGCTTTCAGATTTGTTTAGTCCGAAGGACGAATTTCTGAAAGTATCAAAACATTATGATTCAAATTTCGTTAGAAGATATGAAAGAATTCTTGACAATTCTGGTGAAGGTGTGATGCTCAAGAACAAGTATGCACCTTATGAAAGAAAGAGGAGCAAACACTGGCTTAAGATAATTCCAAAGTTGACTGAGGATGTTGTAGCAATTGGAATGACTGAAGGCAATGGAAAGAATGCTGATACTTTTGGTGCTCTTTTGTGCAAAGCTCCAAATGGTGAAGAATTCAAAGCTGGTCCTGGAAATCTTACTGAAGTTGAAATGAAGACAATCAGACAGCAGATAGACTTTGGTATTCTTGAATTCCCATTTGTTGTTGAAATATCACTGAAGTCTTGGTATCCATCTGGAAAACCAAGGCAGCCAAGAATAAAATGTGTTAGATATGACAAATATCCAGAAGACTGCAGGATAGAAAGACCTGTGAAGCTTGTTGAATGCAAAGAAGTAAAACAGTTTACTCTTGGTGATTTTTAATGGGAAGCACAAGGCTTGTTCCTAAATTTGTTGAGAAAACTCTTTATGATAAAATGTATGAAGAAGGACATGACATTCATAATCCTACTGCACAGTGGATTATTGATAGTGGCAGAATTCACAATCATTTTGTTTTTAATGCAAGTGAAATTTACAGTACAAAACAAAATAGAAGATTTGCCACAGCTATTCTAAAACACGCTGCAAACAATGGTGGCCTTCATGCTACTGTTCGTGGAAAGGCTGTTCACATAAGAATAGAACACCTAAATGCAGAATCAAAAGCAATGGGTAGGTTTAAAGCTATGGAATATGAAGATGAAACACCCACATTTCTGATTAAGTCAGAAGATTTTCATGATGCTTGGTACCAAATTGTATCACAGCTAATGAAGAATGGAAAAATACTGCCATCAAATGAAGATGGAACAAAAGAAACAAGAGATGCAACTGTCCTTATTGAACTCAAAGGAAATGCAATAAGACAGATACTCAATGCTCAACCACATCCACAAAGTCCTTTGAGCAGTGGACAAGAATCTTACAATAGGCAATTTGACTATGCCAGAGTTGAGTTTGAAGTTGCTGATAGTGTGCAAAAGTATACTTATGCTGGAAGACTCAAACAGCAGATTGAGAAGATTCAAGAGAAAGGACTTCTTGTCAAGTACAGCAGACGCATTCAGCTTTGTACTTGGGTTCCTGAGAAGGATTTGGGTGAAGATGAAGTACCATGTTTGCAGACTATCAATATAAGAATCATCAGTGAGAATAAGGCAACAGTTACTTTGACGTGGAGAGCACATGATGGTTATGGTGCCTGGAATATGAATCTGATTGCAATCTTGGATTTCTTGACAAGAGAGTTCCCTGACATAAAGATTACTTGTGTGAAAGAATTCAATGCTTCACTTCATGTGTATTTCTATGATTATAAGAAAGCACTGGAAGTAAGAAAGCCAAGTGTACACGACAGGTTGAGATAATGATTGAAGTTGATGCTGGTGAAGAAGCAATAATTTTTCACCTTACAAGAAAAAAGATACCTCATGTAACAAGTGGTGCTTTTATTGGTGACATGAGGAAAGATGATACTGTCATCGAAAGAAAAGAAATAAATGATTTCTTCCAAAGCATGGGAGAACATTTGACAAACCAGTACATGGATATGGCTCAATATCCTCATAAGTTCTTGATTATTTCAGGAGGTTTTGATAGTCTGTATCCTATACACAGGCCAAAGATACCTCAATTTGTTGGAATGATTGCAAGATTGGCAAGGCAAGGTATTACTGTTCTTCATGTTCAGGACGATGCTATGCTTGTGAATGCAGCTCTTGCAATCTTTGACAAGGCTGAGAAGCTACCTACTGACTTCAGAATTGTGAAGAGAGATAAAAATCCGTTGAGAGGAATAATAAAGGCTTCTGCACCGAGAATCACTGGAAGGTCACTTGAATGCATGATAAAAAAATTCAAAACTCCATTAGGAGTAGCACTTGCAAGTGAAGCTGAACTAAGGACAATAGAAAAAGTTGGTCCTACAACTGCAAGAAGAATATGGGAGAATTTTAGAAAAACTGAGGATGGGGAAATAATTGATTATGCCCATCCTGCAAAATGAATAAATGCTGCACCAAGAAGAGTGATAAGTAAGGTTCCAAATAATCCAAACACTGAGAATATTAGTGTCCTTACAAGTCCTTTAAGTTCAGCAATTTCTTTTTTATCTGCTTCTCTTTCTTCTTTGTGTCTTTCAGACAATTCGTGAATCATTGCTTTAAATTCTGATACAAGTTCTTTCATTACACAGTCTACTTTTTCTTTGTGTTCATCAATCCCCTTTTCTGCCTGTTCAAGTCTGTAAAAGACTTCTTTGTGGTTTGCGCATTCACCTACCATTCTATTCCTCTTATGAGTTGTAATGTATTTTTCTATATACTTTGTATCCATGATTATTGTTCAATTCTGCAAAATTTTTAGTTGACACAACATCTGGAAAATCATTTGGAAAATTTGTGTAATAATACAAATGGTTGTTCACAAGTCTATCTGTTGTGATTAAGAACCCAACTAATGAGCTTCCAGAAACCCATTTTTGCCCATAAACAACTTTGTCACCAGACTGAAGAACAATTCCACCCATATAGAATCCGTATCTATCTTCTATTGCAGATGATTCAGTTTCTGGAACTCTTTGCCAATCAGTTCTGTGTATTACTGTGTAATATCCTGTGTCAATTTCTCTCATTTGTATGAAGCAAACTTCCATCACTTGTCCAGCAGCATCTGACTTGATTTTTAAATCAATCAGTTGTAATGGAACACCAATTGGGTAATCTGTATCATCGAAAACAAAACGAAATTCTGCACCTTCAGATACCTGCATTCTTGAATACCAATCAAGCAATGCTTCTGTATCAACTCCTTCTGTATCAGTTCCACAAAGAACAACATTTCCTTCATCATTCAAATTATGTGTTCTGTTTACTGGAACAAGTGCTACTGAAGAATTTCCAGAAGCAACATCAATATCAGCAAGTGTATCAGAATACATTCCTGCTTCAATGTAAATCGTTCCACCATCAGAAACTCTACTACAAGCATATGATGGGGTAGCAACTGGATAATCCCAATTGTGTCCTCTCAAAGCACTATCAACACCAGATTGCTTTACATAAATATTGCCATTTGGTTCTTCTCTCCACCAGCACTCACAAATACTGTAAACAATTCCCATGGATGAAGAAACTACTGGAGTAATAGAATATTTTTCATTCTCATCATCTGGATTTGTGAAAGTTTCAGTTTCACCAGTATCAAAAATTTTGTTTGTGTTAGGACCAGAAGTTTCCCAAGGATAAGTAACATCAATACTTGCTTG